AACAATAAACTTCACACATATACTCAATATGATGAAATTCCTAATGAGATAGGTGCGGTTATATCTTTTGAGCCTAATTATCCTAGTCCACCACATACAGAAGAACAACATAATTACATAGAAACCTTTAACGACAAATTAAAACTATTAATGGAGAGAGAATGCCTGCGGTTACGAGGATAGGAGACGCTGATGTTGCTCATTGTTCAGGAATGACAAGAGCAGTTGGTAGTCCAAATGTTAATGCAAACGGGATACCAGTAAGTAGACAAGGAGATGTTAATACAACTCACTTACTACCAGGTGTACCTTGCCCAGCACACGCTGCCCCTATTGCAACTGGTTCAAGTACGGTCTTTATAAATGGTAAAGGTTGTGGTCGTGTCGGTGACGGTATTTCAGGTTGTACGAGTGTAGCAGCAGGAAGTCCAAATGTCTTTGCCGGTTAGTGTATAAATATTAGTACAAAGGAAAGACTATGGCATTCTACGATTCAAAAGCAAGTACAAGTAAGAAAAGAGTAAACAGGATTTATTCTGATTTAGACCTTGATTTCACAAGAAATCCGGTTACAGGAGATGTGGTTAAACTTGTTGATGTAGACGCTGTTAAAAGAAGTGTAAAGAATTTAATACAGACAAATCATTATGAGAGACCTTTTCATCCTGAAATAGGTAGTGATGTAAGAGCATTGTTGTTTGAAAATATGACACCTTTGACTGCTCTTAATTTAGAAAGAAAAGTTGCTGAGGTTCTAGTTAATTTTGAACCAAGAGCAAGTATAGAAAGTATCGTTGCGGCTCCAGATATTGACGCAAATAGATACCATTTACAAATAAGTTTTTATGTTGTTGGTATTCAATCACCAATTATTGTAGAAACATTTTTACAGAGGTTAAGATAATGGCTTGGGTAACGGTACCAGGAAGTAATTCAATATGGCAATATGAAAATACTGCTACGGCTGCAAACACATATCCTAATTCAGCAGACGGTGCTAATTCAGTAATCGCAAATGGAATTAGAACATATACTAAACCAGGTACGAGTGATACCGTACAAGTTTATATCAGATGTAGAAAAGCAGGCGAAACAATAGAGCGTGGTGAGTTATCAAAAACTTACTATGACGCACAATAGGAAATAAAAAATGGCAAGTACCAAACTAGATATTACGGAACTGGATTTTGACCAGATAAAAACAAATTTAAAAGTATTCTTACAATCACAACCTGAATTTTCAGACTACAACTTTGAAGGTAGTGGTTTTGCTGTATTATTAGATTTACTTGCTTACAATACACACTATCTAGGTTTCAATGCTAATATGTTAGCAAACGAAATGTATTTGGATTCTGCTGATGTTAGAGCAAACATTGTTTCATTAGCAAAGATGTTAGGTTACACACCTTCTAGTGCAAAAGCACCAACTGCTTCAATTGACATTGTAGTTAATGACGCAAAAGGTACAACGCTAACTATGAACAAAGGTTCTGTATTTACTTCTTCTGTAGACGGAACAACTTATAACTTTATTACTAATACAGATACAACAACTTCACCTGTTGATGGTATTTACAAATTTTCTAGTGTACCAATTTCAGAAGGTACACCTGTAACCTTTAGATATACGGTTGACACACTAGACCCAGACCAAAAATATTTAATACCTAGTATTGACGCTGATACTACTACATTACAAATCAAAGTACAAAAAAGTTTAACAGATACAACTTCTGAAACATACACAAGCGTTTCTGGATTATTAAATTTAAATAACGAAAGTCAAATATACTTTTTATCAGAAACAGATACAGGTAAGTTTGAAGTTAAATTTGGTGACGGTATTATTGGTAAGAAATTAGAACACGGTAATATTATTATTATGGATTATATTGTAACCAATAAATTAGAAGCAAATGGTGCAAACTTATTTAATCCTGCAGGTAACATTGGTGGTTTCTCTAACATAACGGTTACGACCGTATCAGAAGCACAAGGTGGTTCACTACCTGAAACAAAAGAGAGTATTCGTTTCAATGCACCTTTACAATATACAGCACAAGACAGAGCGGTTACTACTTCTGATTACGAAACAAAAGTAATGTCAATTTATCCTAATACACAATCAGTTAGTGCTTGGGGTGGTGAAGATGATGAGACACCTGTTTATGGTATTGTAAAAATTGCAATCAAACCTATGAGCGGTTCTTCATTAACAACACAAACTAAAGCAGATATTGTAAAACAATTAAAAGAATATAATGTAGCTTCAGTTTCACCTGTTATTGTGGATCCTGAAATTACAAGTATAGTTATAAATTCAACTGCAAAGTATGATGAAAGAGCAACAACAAAAGACGCCAATACAATTAAAGCAGATATTATTAATACATTAGGTACTTACAATGTATCTACACTACAAAAATTTGATAGTATGTTTAGACATTCTAAAGTCGTTAAATTAATTGACGATACAGACAATAGTATACTATCTAACATAACAACATTAAAAATAAGAAAATCATTTACACCTACTTTAAATTCATCTTTGAAGTATAGTGTATTCTTTAGAAACGCTGTTTACAATCCACATACTGGTCATAACTCAACTGCTGGTGGTGTGGTTACATCATCTGGTTTTAAAGTACAAGGTTCTATCACTAACGAACAATTTTTAGATGATGACGGTAATGGTAACATAAGAAGATATTATCTATCAGGTGCAACTAGAGTTTATACTAACTCAACGCAAGGTACGATTAATTACACGAATGGTGAAATTACAATTAATTCACTACAGATTACAGAAATTTCAAATATAAGAGGGAGTGCTTCAACGGTAATAGAACTGACCGTGCAACCTGCTTCAAATGACATTGTTCCTGTTAGAGACCAAATTTTAGAGTTAGATATTCCTAATTCAACAATTTTGGTTGAGAAGGATTCCTTTGTTGGCGGAAGCTCGGATGCCGGTGTTGGTTATACTACTACTTCAGCATATTAATTAAATGAAGTTTAATAAAAAAATTACAAACCTTTTACAAGGTCAAGTACCTGATTTTGTAATTGAAGAGCATCCTAAATTTTTAGAGTTTGTAAAAACTTATTTTCAATTAATGGAAGCCGCTGAGCTTTCTATTTCATCTTCTCAATCAACAGATGGTATATTACTTGAAACAGAAACAGGTCAATCTAATACTTTATTATTAGACGCAAGTAGACTTGGTTCAGAAGCAACTCAAATAGACGCAGGTTCTAAAATCTTACAAGAACAATCATCATTTGGTAAATTCACAACTGGTGAAACTATTAAAGGTGAAACTTCTAATGCGACAGCAGTAATACTTACAGAAGATTTAATAAATGGAAGATTATTCATTACAGCAGAAGATAAATTTATAGAAGGTGAAACGGTCACTGGAGTTTCTTCTGGTGCGTCTGGTGTATCAGGAAAGTATAGACCTAATCCAGTAAAAACAATACAAGACTTATTATCGTTTAGAGATCCTGATAAAGTTATCTCACACTTCTTATCACAATTTAGAAATGAAGTATTATCTACTATACCAGAAAATTTAACAGAAGGTCTAAACAAAAGAGAATTAATTAAAAGAGTAAAATCTTTATATCGTACTAAAGGTACTGCAAAAGGACACGAATTATTTTTTAGATTACTATTTGGTATTGCTTCTGAAACATTTTATCCTAAAGAACAAATGCTTAGAGTATCAGATGGTGAGTTTACATCAAACACAATATTAAGATGTATTAACTCAATCGGTGATACAGGTAAATTACTTGGTAGACAAATTACAGGTATAACTTCTGGTGCAACTGCAATTGTAGAAAACATATCTCGTTTCCAAATATCAAGTGAAGTCGTATCAGAATTTTTATTAAACCAAGAAAGTATTACAGGCACATTCCAAGTTGGTGAAACTATTAGAGGTACTGCAAGTGATACAGATGACTTATATATTAAATCAGATGTTACCGGTATACCTGGTAAATTTACAATTACTAATGATGGTTCACTTTTCACAAATAACGAACAAGTTGATTTAGTAGGTGGCGGTGGTGGTGCAAACTGCCAAGTTGGTGAAATAGGTGCAGGTGGTATTTCAGAATTTTATATTAATGCAAACGGTTCACAATATCAAATTGGAGACCAACTTGTTTTCAATAACGCAAACACAAACGGTGCTGGTGCTGTAGCAGAAGTTGCTGTAGTTAACGGTGCGATAGCAGGTGAGAGTGGTAGTGGTTATGACCATATCGTATTTGAAGACGCAACAAGTAAGAATGACATCAACCCTGGTGATAAAATAGTTTTAGAAAGTGGTCTTGGTGATATTACAGATATTAGATTAATTAAAAGTGGTTCAGGTTATACAAGTTTACCTACGGTTACGATTACAAGTGATAATGGTTTATCTGCTGAGATATACGCATATGGAACTGAAATTGGAAAACTTTTAGGTATTACTACAATTGAATCTGGTCTTAAACACGATTTAAGTCCATCTCCACCAACGGTTAAATTACCACAAGCAATTCTTATATTAGGTCATACAGGTAATTATGTTGCAGGAGAAACGATTACTGGTGGCACATCAAGTAATACTGGTGTAGTTTTATCTTGGGATAGTAGTAGAGGTCTATTAAGATTAAAAGATATTACAGGTGCATTTGTTGGACACGAAGTAATGACAGGTAGTATTTCAGGTGTTACCGGTCTAATGGCAAAAACAGATTTAGCAACTGCAACGGTTGAAGTTGTAGGTACTTCTACAAGTGAAGGTAAATATATTTCAGAAGATGGTCACTTATCAGAAACAACAATGAAAGTACAAGATAGTTTATACTATCAGGACTTCTCGTATGTAATTAAAGTAGGTCGTACAATTGACTTATGGAGAGACGCATTTAAAAAGACAATGCACCCTGCTGGTTTCTACTTTACTGCACAAGTAAATATTGAAAGTAGACTTAATGCAAAAAATAGAATGCCTGTTGTTGGACGGGTTACTGGTATTGTGGCAAGTCCATTTATTTCTGTATTGAATACATTGTTTGGTACAATCTTTGGAAGAAGATTAGGTACCGTAGATGATGGTACTACATTAAGAGCAAGTGGTTCTAACGCATTACAAGAAGGTGTACCTGCTGATGTTGTACAAAGTGCTAAATCTCCTTTTGCAACAAATACAAGAGATTTAACTTTACATAGAACAAAGGTTGCTTTCTCGTTTCAGTTTAAACCATTTTATAATTTTAGAACGGTCAATACAAACTTTGGGTCTGTATATGCAGGACCACGATTAAGAAGTTTCAATAAATACTTTCAACAATCTATGGCTGCTTCTTCAATGAATTGGGCTAGAGTAGCAGAATTAAAGGCAATGGGTACAAATACTGCAGCTGATGGTACAGACTTGCAATATGGAGATATAACTACTATTGCAAAGACTTATATTACATACCCAGCAACAATACTTGTTCCTCAAGGTAGATTTAGTAATACACAGAAAAAATTTAGTAGTGGAACGGCGAAGTTTAGCTCAACTGCATAAAACGGTTATAAATATTAGGATAGGAAGATAAAAATATGGCAAAACAAAGTATAGGATTAGGAACTACAGCGAATGACGGTACAGGTGATAACCTGCGTGTTGGTGGTGATAAAGTTAACGATAACTTTGATGAAATCTACACAGCATTAGGTGATGGTTCTGCATTACAGATAACAACCGCTGGTGCTTCATCTAACCAAGTACTTCAATGGTCTACAACAAATAGTAGATTTGAACCAACTGCTTCAGCAGCTGCTGGTGATATATCTGTAGACACAACTCCACAACTTGGTGGGAATTTAGATGTAAATGGACACGATATTGTTTCTACATCAAGTGGCGATATTAATATCATACCTCAAGGTACAGGTAGACTTAAATTTGGTTCATTAAGATTTCCAAGTAGTGCTGGTACATCAACATATGTACTTGCAACAGACGGTGCTGCCGATATGTACTGGAAACAAGTAGGTTCTGTAATTAACTTATCTGCTGATAGTGGTTCAAATGACGCATACACGGTAGGCGATGTTCTTAACTTTGCAGGTGGTACAGGATTAACTTCAACGGTTTTAGATGACACAATTAGATTTGATATTGACTCAAATGTTGTAACCTTAGCAGATACACAAACTTTATCAAACAAAACTTTAGACAATGTTGCTCTTACTGGAACAACTTCTGGTAATGTTCAATTAAGATGTCAAACAATAGGTTCTTATATTGCACAAGGTGGTAATGCTCTTGCAGGATTTGAAAGTGCAACAACTTATGCTGGTGCATTTGCTGTTGATACAACATCTTATAAATCTTACTATGCAGCTAACGGAACTTGGAACGAAATTTTATCATCAACTTCATCTATAGATGTTTTAAATGATGTTGATACAACTACACAAGCGCCTACGAGTGGACAAGCACTAATATGGAATGCAGGTTCTTCAAATTGGAGACCACAATCAATTTCAACTAGTGTTGTAACCGATACAGCACCAAGTCTTGGTGGTAACCTTGATACTTCAGGATTTACAATTCAAGGAACTGGTAAAATATCATTAAGTGGTTCTGGTTCAATTGTAAAATCAGATTTTACTAATACAGCAAGTTTTCCAAATGGGTCTGCAAGTGCAGGTGCTTTTGCTGTTGCAACAAGTACAATAAAAGCATACTATGCTACTGCTTCAGGTTGGATTAACTTATTATCAGAAAATGATTCAATTGATTTACTTTCAGATGTAGACACATCAACTAGTGCTCCTGCATATGGACAAGTATTAGTATGGACAAATGTAGGTGGTAGTGGTCAATGGAAACCTAATGATTATACTCCTGCAACAAGAGTATCAGCACAATTTACGGTAACTTCAAGTGGTTCAAGTGATTATGTATTTAATGGTGATGGTTTTCCATCAGCACAAAATGATCCAGTTTTATATTTAAAGAAAGCACATACTTATCAATTTGTGATAAATGCGTCTTCTCACCCATTTGAAATTAGAACTGCTGCCGGTGGTTCTGCATACGGTTTTGGGGTAACGAATAACGCAACTGGAAGTGGAACGGTTACATTTACGGTGCCAATGAACGCACCTTCAACTTTATATTATCAATGTACTTCACATAGTGGTATGGGCGGAGTAATTAATATAGCATAACAAGAAGATGTATAAATATATCAAAGAACATAGGAATTAAACAATGCCAGCAATTATAACAAGCAAATTTAGAAGAAATAATGCTCAACAATTTGAGGAATCATTTGGTGAAGCAACTCCTAATATCTATTATCTAGGTATTGGAAAACCTACTGCATATGGTACTAAAACTAGACCAGATGGTAGAACAGAAAACATTGGAACAGATAGTGCTCCAGTAACCCCAGCAGATTCAGTACAAGACGAATATGATGTATTTGATGACTTACTTGCTGCTAAGAGGGTAACAAGCTCAGATGTATCTTTTGCGTGTCCAAGAATTAACTGGACAACAGGTACAACTTACGATATTTACAGACACGATTATGGTAACAGAATTACAGGAACTACTAATGTTCAAGCTGCTCATAGTGGTGCAACGAATTTATATGACGCAAACTTCTATGTTCTTAATTCCAACTTTGAAGTTTACAAATGTTTAGATAACGATAACAATACACCATCAACGATAGAACCGACTGGCGCTTCTATTCTTATTTTAGAAACTTCTGATGGTTACAAGTGGAAATATATGTACACTATGTCTGCTGCTCAACAAGCAAACTTTTTATCAACAGACTTTATGGGTATCTCAACAAATAGTACAACAACGAATAATGCTAAAGATGGTGCAATAGATATTATTAAAATTAAAACTGCTGGTACTGGTGGTACTGCAGGAACATTTACTAATATTCCTATAAGAGGAGATGGTACAAACGGAACTTGTACGGTTACGATTTCAAGTGGTTCGGTTACTTCTGTTCTTCCAACAGGAACACCGTTAGGATATACTTTTGCAAATGTAAGAGTAGCAGATATTAATGCCGCTTCTGGTGGTGCATTAACTGGTGCTGAACTAGATTGTATTATCGGTCCAAAAGGTGGTCACGGATTTGACCCACACGAAGAACTAGGTGGTTTCTTTGTAATTCTTAATACTTCATTTGAAGGTGCTGAAACAGCAAACTCTGGTGACTTTACAACTGCAAACGATTTTAGAAGAGTTGCATTAATTAGAGACCCAAAATCTGCTGGTGCAGCTGTAAGTACACCAACATTAAGAGCAACAAAAGCAGTTAGATTAAATTCTGGTGCTGGTACATTTCAATCAGATGAAATAATTACACAAACGAATACAGGTGCTGTAGGTAAAGTAGTACAATTTGATACTGCAAACAATTTATTATTCTACACACAAACAAGATATAATGATGAAGGTGTTGACGCAACAGGAAATGGAACTGCATTTAGTGGAGTAAATGTCATAACAGGTTCTACTTCAAGTGCAACAGGAACACCAACTGGTAATACTGAAACGGTTAATAATGTTTCTTTAGTTTCTGGTTATGCAACTTCTGAACTTGACCAGGACTCTGGCGATGTAATGTACATTGAGAATAGAGCACCAGTTAACAGAAGTGTTGACCAAACGGAGAATGTTAAGTTAATCATAGAATTTTAAAGAGGAAAATAAATGCCAAGTCCAACTGACTTTAACCTCTCGCCGTACTATGACGATTTCTCGGAAGATAAAAGCTTTCATAGAATATTGTTTAGACCAGCATTTGCTGTACAGGCTAGAGAACTAACACAATCGCAAACTATATTACAAAACCAATTTGAAAAAATGGGTAACCATATCTTTGAGCAAGGTGCTCAAATGATTCCTGGTGAGATTACTTACGACTTGGAATACTATGCGATTAAGTTAACATCATTTACAGGTACAAGTAATTTAACAGACTTTGTTGGATTAGAAGTAACCGGTCAAACATCTGGTGTTGTTGCGAAAGTAATTAATTCAGATGTTGCAACTTCTACTGACCCGGCAACTCTTTATGTAAAATACATTAAAACAGGAACTGGAAATCAAACACCAGACTTTGTTGCTGGTGAAACAATTTTAGGTGTACTTAATGGTAGTACAAATATTAGTGGAGTGGTTACAAGTGCTGAAACTGGTTCTGCCGCTTCAATTGCTCAAGGTACTTATTACATTAACGGTTATGCTGTTAATGTTGCAAAACAATCAATTGTATTAGACAAGTATACAAACACACCATCTTATAGAGTAGGTCTAACGGTTACTGAAAGTTTTGTAACCCCTAACCTAGATCCTGACCTTGTAGATAATGCAGCTGGTTCATCAAACGCAAATGCTCCAGGTGCTCACAGATTTAAAATAGATTTAACGCTATCTAAACTTACAAACACTTCTGTTGAAGATTCAAGCTTCATAGAGTTATTAAGACTAGATAACGGTACTCTCCAAAATAGGGTTAGAACAACTGAATACTCTATTTTGGAAGACACATTAGCAAGAAGAACTGCTGACGAAAGTGGTGATTACACAATCAGACCATTTGATTTAGATATTAGAGAACATTTAGATAATACTGCTGGCAATAGAGGTATCTATACTGCTGCCGCTGGTGGTGACGCTAACAAACTTGCATTAGGTTTATCTCCTGGTAAAGCATATGTAAGAGGTTATGAAGTTGATAAAATTGGAACAACTTTTGTAGATGTTGATAAACCAAAAAGTACTGGAACTGAAAATGGTTTCAATACTATCTTTGATGTTGGTAACTTCATCAATGTATCAAACGCTTATAACTCTCCAGACATTAACTTTGTAACCGGTAAGACAGAAGCGTTTAAAGGATTACAATTAAAACTTGCTAGTGAATCATATACTGCTGGTAATATATCAACAAATGTTGAAAACAAAGTAAAAGACATTGGTCGTGCAAAATCTAAAGGTTATGAATTTAACGCAACGACAGGTCCTGGTATTTCAACTGCGTCAAATATATCTCCTTCTTCAAGTAATATATTCAAACATTATTTGTTTGATGTAGAAATGTTTAGTCATATAAAAATTCCAACAAATGTAGTATTTACAGATGGTGAAACAATCACTGGTGCTACTTCAGGTGCTAACGGTATTAAAGAAAGTGTTTCAACAAATACAACAGCTGCAATCACTTCATCAACAGCTGCAAATCCAGTAGAGATTACATTATCTGCTGATGTAGAACTTTCTGATGGTGACGCAATTACGATAACAGGTGTCGCTACGCAAGTAGAATTAAATGACAATGTTTATTATGTAAGACAAAAAATTGGTGGTGTTGCAAAAAGAGAATTTGAATTGTATGACGCTGATGATGTTGCCGTTGATGGTACAGGACATTCTGGTGCAGGTGCCGGTGGTACTATCTCAACATCTTGTATAGTATTATCAAGTGTACAAGGTGAATTTATACCAGGTGAAACAATCACTGGTGGTACTTCATCTAATACTGCTGTAGTAAAAGCAAATGTATTTGGTAATCTAGGTTTCACACATTACGGTTCAAGTGATGTAAAAGAAATTACAATGGCAGGAAGTCCAGTATATACTTCTCAAGCTGATTTATCTGGAACATACGGAGAAAATAAAACATTATCTGGTAATATTTCCATTAGTGCTTCATCTTCTGATGTAACCGGTTTCAATACGCAATTTTTAACAGAATTAAAAATAGGAGATAGTGTTCAGTTTGCGACAACGGCTGGTACTATTTTAACTAGAACGGTAATTAACATTATCAATTCATCTTCAATTAGACTTGATAGTGCAATTTCTACAACTGCCGTTTCAAACTCATTGATTATAAGAAGAAGAGGAAAATTACAAGACGCAAGTAAAAACATTTCATTGTTCTCTTTACCTTACTCAACAATTAAAACATTAAAAACAGCAGACAACTCTGGTATTTCTGATACATCATTTGTTGTAAGAAAAACATTTGTAGGTTCTTTATCTTCAACTGGTGACATTACAATTACTGCAAACACAGGTGAAACTTTTGTTGCCCAACAAGAATTAGATTATTCGGTAACTATTATGTCAGCAGGTGGTTCATCTTCTGCTGGTACAGCAGGTGACAGACTATCTACAACAGGTAATAACCACGAAGGTAATGCTTGTTTCACATTAGGTGGTTCTCCAGTAGGTCGTTCATTAACTTTAGATTTTGGTGCTAATCATTCTGACCACGAAGTAAAAATTATTGCGACTATATCTAAATCTGCACAAAACGAAAAATCAAAAAATTTAGTATCAAACGCAACAACAACTATTACAACTTCAGGAGCTGCAACTGCAAATCATATCTCATTAGGTGTTGCTGACGGATATCAATTAGTATCTGTTAAAATGGCTGCTGACTTTAGTACAACACCAACTGCAAGTGATACAGATATTACAGATAGATTTACACTTGATAGTGGACAAAGAGATAACTTCTATGATATTGCAAGAATAGTTAGAAAAGAAAATAGTTTAGCTCCAACAGGACAATTATTAATTACATTTAATCATTTTACACACGGTTCTGGTGACTTCTTTAGTGTAGATAGTTATTCAGGTATTATTGATTACGAAGATATACCTAGTTATACTTCTGATACTTCAGGAGAAACTTACCAATTAAGAGATACATTAGACTTTAGACCTAGAGTATCTGACTCAAGTACAATTAACTCTGGTACACAAGATAGAACTTATCCTGCAACGGCTTCAATTGAAGTTGTTAAGTTTAAAACAAATGTAACCACAGACCACGAATTTTACAAAGGAAGAGTTGATAAACTATTCTTAAATAAAGAAGGTACTTTTGAAGTACTTAAAGGTGCTGAAGATAGTATACCACAAGAACCAGGTTCTATTGATAACGCAATGCACCTATACACTATTTCTTTACCACCTTATACATTGTCTCCAGATGATGTATCATATGAGACGGTAGAAAATAGAAGATATACAATGAGAGATATTGGTGCCATTGATAAGAAAATTGATAGAATAGAATATTACACTCAATTGTCTTTATTAGAAAGTGCGGCTCAATCTTTACAGATACAAGACGCTGATGGTTTTGATAGATTTAAAAATGGATTTGTTGTAGATAACTTTAACGGTCACGGTATCGGTGAAGTAACCAACGGTTCATACAGATGTTCTATTGATTATGCAAAAGGTGAATTAAGACCTTTGTTTAACCAAGACGCTGTAAAATTAGAAGAGATTGACGAAGATGGTACAACACTAGTTGCTACTGATAGAGCAGCTGCAAACTACCAAAAAACTGGTGATGTATTAACTTTACCATATACAGAAGTAGATTTAATAAATCAACCTTTTGCTTCTAAAGCAATTAATGTTAACCCATTTGCAATTTTCAGTTGGATGGGAACAATAGAATTAACACCATCAAGTGATGAATGGAGAGAAACACAAAGAACTCCTGATTTAGTAGTTAACTCAACTACAGGTGCGTGGGACCAATTACAAAGACAAAGTGGTATCACAAATCAAAATGAAATCTCACTTGGAACGGTATGGAATGAATGGCAAACTAACTGGACTGGAAGAGCATTAACATCTTCGGTTACAGGTACTGGTGGAACATTTAGAAGTGGTCGTGCTGTTGTACAAAGAACAGAAATTACTTCTATCAACCAAGTTAACCAAAGTAGGTCAGGTATTACAACAACTGCCGTACCTCAAACGATAAGAACATCTATGGGAGATAGAGTTGTTAGTGTTGCATTTGTACCATTTATCAGAAGCCGTGATGTTGCATTTAAAGCTACAAGATTAAAACCAAATACAAGAGTATTTCCATTCTTTGATAATGTAAGTATTGCTTCTTATTGTACACCAGATGGTGGTTCAGTTGGAGGTAACTTAATTACTGACGGTTCTGGTTCTGTTGAAGGAGTATTCACAATACCGGATCCTAAATTAAATACAAATCCTAGATGGAGAACTGGAGAAAGAACATTTAGATTAACTTCTTCTTCAACTAACTCTACAGACGCAGCTGCTGTTGCTACTGCGGCTAATGCTGAATATATTGCAAGAGGATTATTAAATACCGTTAGAGACACAATTGTTTCTACAAGAGAATTTAGAGGTGTACAACAAACGGTTACAGATACACAAACCGTTTTACAAACAAGTACAAGACAAGGTACAAGAATTATTGGTTGGGTTGATCCGTTATCTCAAACATTTATGTCAGATGAACCTGGTGGAGTATTCATATCTTCTGTTGATTTATTCTTTTCAACAAAAGACGCAAACATTCCTGTAACCGTTCAAATTAGAAATACGGTTAATGGTTATCCTGGAAGTAAAGTACTACCATTTGGTGAAGTTTCAATTAACCCTAGTGCTGTAAATACAAGTGCTGATGGTTCAGTTAAAACAACATTTACATTCCCTGCGCCTATTTACATACAAGATAAAGTTGAATATGCAATGACGGTATTATCTAACTCAAATGATTACAATATGTATGTAGGTAGATTAGGAGAAACAAATATCGGTTCTAATAGAACAATATCTAAACAACCATATGCTGGTGTTATGTTCAAATCTCAAAACGGTTCAACTTGGACTGCTGAACAAAACGAAGATATGAAATTCACAATGAAAAGATGTGAGTTTAGTAATGTTGTAGGTACGGTTCATTTAGGAAGTAAAGAACTACCGGCACAAAATATTAAACAAAACGGATTAAGAACAACAAACGCTTCAAGTGTAATTAGAGTTTTCTTTCCAAATCACAATTTACACGATACAAATTCTGTGGTTACTATCTCTGGTGTTCCTAATGGTACACACAATGGTATTGCACATACAGATATAAACGGAACATATAATTCTATTTCTAATATAACATTAGATAGTTTTGATATTACATCAGCAGGAACTGCAAATACTGATGGTGATATTGGAGGTACAGGAGTACTTGTTACCGGTAATAAACAATTTGATGTATTAAACCTAGGTGGTCTACAAACTATGACCGTTCCTGGTACAGGTATTGAACCATTTATTAGAACAACATCTAGTAAATCACTTCACGGTTCTCAAACACCATATTCATTAGTTGCTGAAGGTAATAGACAATCGGTTACATTAGTAGACGATATTTACTTTACTGCGCCACAAGCAGTTATGTCTGGACCAAATGAAACAACTAGAATGGCAGGACAAAAATCTTTCTATACTATTATGAAATTAACAACGACAACTAGTAAATTGTCTCCAGTAATTGATTTAGATAGAAGTAGTGTTTTCTGTATTGCAAATAGATTAAACGATCCAACTAGTGGTAATACACCTAACTATGTTGCTGAAACTTCTGCAAATGGTTCATCAACTGCGTCTCAATATATTACAAAACCGGTTACACTTATTAATAACTCAACTGCATTAGATATTAGACTAACACAAGTTGTTAGAGATTCTTCTAAAGTTGAAGTTTACTTTAGAACAACAAGTGCTGATGAAGTTAGAACTATTGGAGAAATTGACTGGACACCTTTCAATACTGGTGGGGTTGAAGACAATTCAGTTCCAAAATCTAAAGATGATTTTGATTTTAGAGAATATCAATATTCAAAAGAAAATTTAAACTCATTTACTGCGTTTCAAATTAAGATTGTATTAAAAGGAACTAATACTAGTTATCCACCAATCTTACGAGATATGAGAGGTATCGCATTAGCGATTTAATAATATGGCAAGATTCCTAAAAGTAGAAACTGAACAATATTTAATAAGAGATACGGAATCTGGAGGTATCATTAATACAAACTCAAGCGAATATGAGTTGTATATGAAAAGAAGAGAAATGAGAAAGTCAAGTGTTGATAATATGAAGTCAATGTGTAGAGAGATAAATACTTTAAAGGCAGAACTTTTTGAAATAAAAAGTTTAATAAAAAATATGTGTAAGGATAAAAAATAATGGCTGTAAGACAGGTAAATAGTACAGATAGTTTAGATAAATTAAGAATAGAATTTAACGCATTAGCGTCCTCAGACTTTGGTGATATTGCCACTCTGGATCCTACTTTATCTGCGACTTCTGTAATTGGTGCTGTTAACGAAATCAATAGTATTGCGATTGCAGCTGCTGGTTTTACATTAACAGACGGTACAAATGTTCAGGCGATTGCCTCTGGTAATACATTAACCGTATCAAGTGGTACAGGTCTTACAACTACGGTATCATCACCAGATACATTAACAATCGGATTAAATACAAACTTAACTGGTCTATCAACAATTGATGTTGCAACAACAGCCGAGATTGCAAACATACAGATTGGTACTTCTTCAATTACTTCTGCAAGTGGTACAATTGATTTTGGTAACGAACAATTAAATACAACAGGTGGTATATCTGCCGGTGGTACACTTGTTGGTGCAGGATTAACAATCAATGGTGCTTCAATGTTATTTGAAGGACTAACAGCAGACTCATTTGAAACAACTTTAAGAGTAGATGAACCAACACAAGATAATGTAATCACACTACCTAACGCTAGTGGTACCGTTATTACTACAGGTGATACAGATACGGTTACAAGTACTATGATAGCAAATAATGCTATTGGTACTTTGCAAATTGCTGATAACACGGTTACACTTGCAAAACTTTCAGGATTAGCTTCTGCAACATTAACGGTTGACACTTTAGTTGCAAATACTATTACAGGTACTGCTTCATTAGCAAATGCTGTAGATATAACTTCTGAATCAACTCAAAACGCAACAAGATATTTAACTTTTGCTGATAGTACTTCAGGTTCAAACAATCTAAAAGCAGATTCAAGTTTATATTACAATCCATCAACAAATATTTTAACAACAACTGCTACGCAAGCGAGATACGCTGACTTGGCAGAAAAGTATAAATCTGATAGAGAATATCCAGTAGGTACCGTCTTATGTATAGGTGGTGTTGCTGAGGTAACTATATGTACTGAAAATCATTGTACAAAAGTTATTGGTGTTCAATCAGAAAAACCTGCCTTTATTATGAACGGCAGTTTAGAAGGTGTAACCGCTACGGTTGCAATGACAGGAAGAGTACCAGTAAGAGTATGTGGTCCTGTAAGAAAAGGCGATATGTTAGTATCTTGTAGTATTGCAGGATGTGCTAGAGCTGAAGCAGAACCGAGAAACGGTGCATTAATTGGAAAAAGTTTAGTCAATGACGATACTATAGAAGAGAGAGTTATAGAAGCAATCGTTGGTAAATAAGGAGATATATTATGGACGAACATACAACTTTATGGATTTCCAGATTAAAAGAAGAAATCCAATCACACACTAGATACGAAGCAAGACAACTATTTTACATAGATGACGAAGGACTTGACCGTGAGGTTAAAGAACATATGTCTTATGGCGAATGGTTAAGAGAATACGATAGATTTAAAACTATTAAGGTGGAAGGCTTAGAAGATGTAGCCTGGTTAAAAGAAGTTTTAGACGAAGTAGTATTGAATATCACAGGAAAGAAAAGACAAGATATTCATTTATTTGTAAATCAGAAACCAGGTATTAGTTTTAAAGAACATAAAGATGATAAAGATGTTTACTTATATGTTGTCAAAGGCAAAAAGAAAGTATCTTTAGATGGTGTTATTAAACCAGTATATGATGACGAAGGTATATTCATAGAAGAAGGTGTAAAACATTATGTTGAAAACGAAGCAGATACTTGGGGGTTAAGTATAGGGGTCGTATAATGAATTGGATGTTTTATCTTAAAACAACCGAGACCTGTAATCTAAATTGTAAACATTGCTTTACTTCAGGTACTAATGGTCCTAAAGTCTACTGGAATCCAGATAAGACTATCAAGTGGCTTAAAAATTTCAGAAAATATAATTTTCAAAAACACGATACAGCACATTTAGAACTACACGGTGGCGAACCGTTTTTAGTTCCTGTGTCTGAAATGCAATATGTCTATGACGCCACAAAGAATTTGTGGGAACATCAATCAATGGGCATAACTTCTAACTTAACATTTAAACTAAAACAAGAACATATTGACTTTATCAAAGGTCCACTTAAAAATAGATGTGGAACTAGTTGGGATCCTAACATAAGATTTGCAAATGAGAAGCAAGCAAACTTATGGCGTAAGAATGTAGAGACTTTAATTAGTGAAGGTGTTGATATTAAACTATTCATATCAGTAACCAAAGACACAATTAGAATTGAACCTATTGAATTACTAAAATGGGTAAGAGATTTGGGTGTAAAAGAAATGGCACTAGAAAGATTAACAGGAAATGGTAATGCAAACTTACATCCAGAGATATTTCCTAGTAATATAGAACAAGACAAGTGGTTTTTGAAAATGCACGAACAATCTATTGAGTATAATACAAGAGATTGGTTTGAAAATGAGTTTTTTGAGACAATTTATTCAAAATTTGAGACTGGTTCAACAAAAGATGGCACATTTTGCCGAGATTGTGAACAAAAACTATTTACACTTAACGCAACAGGCACAATAGGTGGTTGTCCTAATGCAGCTCCCGAGTTTAATTTTGGAACTATAGATGACCCTCTAGTAGAACTTATAAATAGTCCTAAGAGATTAGAAAATGTTGCTTGTGAAGTAGCAAGAAATCCTAAATGCTTTGAATGTGAAGTATTTAAGTATTGTGGTGGCGATTGTCACCAATTAGCGTGGCAAGATAATATATGTGGTGCTCCTAAATCTCTTATGAAGCACTTAAAAAAACAAAGTGAGGCGAAATGGTAACTTTAAACAACCCGATAACAAGTCAAAACATAGTTGATAGATTTGAGGAACTGGTAACTGATATAGCAGACCACCATATTGTATGGGGTACTGACAATTTACCTGGACACTCGGCATTTTCTGCTTCTGATTTTGGTGGAGTTGTTGATGGATTTGAATTAACACTAACAGGTGTAACCGGAACTTATTCAACAGGTGAAACGGTTAACGCTACTATAACTGCAACAACTGGTATCGTAGTTAGTTATTCAAGCAATGTATTAAAATTAAGAAACATTAATCCAGGTGCAGGTCAAACAGGATTTATACAAAACGATATTATATCAGGCACTTCTTCAGGTGCTATAGGAACGGTTAACACTTTACAAAAAGTAAGTGCTGTATCTATTGGTATAACAGGTGGTAATATTGGTAATGCAGGTTCATTAATTTCTGCAAACAATATTTACGGTACACTAAAAGCAGAAATGAATAATTATACTAATATTAAAAATACATACGCTATAGTTAGTATGACAGGTGCAGGAACACAATATTCAGATACACAAATTGCACACTTAACAACTGCACAAAGAACAACATTAAATCCATCACAACCTAGTAGTTTACAACCAGGTCAAGTTATTGAAGATACAAATTTAGAAGGATTTATGACAACACTTGCAAACGCATATAATACTGAAAGAGGTAACACTTACACACTATCAAAAACTATATGTCATAGTAGTTGCCACGGTAGTTGCCACGGAAGTAGAGGAAGAAGATAATGATTAATAGTATTGTACCAATTGAATTGAAAGACTTAAAAAAATACTTTGAAGATAAGACAGAAAGTTATCTTATTGATTACGAAAACAGCACATTAAAAGGTGCTCAGTTTTTAACATATTTAAGTAATTTAGATATACCTTGTGATATTAAGAATATGGACGAAGAACTAATTAGTGAATATCTTAACACACAAATGTTAGTAAATATACCTAAATTAGAAAAAGAAGTAATCGCTGTATTATTTGAACACAAAGGGTTGACAAAGACAGATAAATATAAGAGTGTTATAGATAAGAATAAAGAGATACTTGACAAATGGGAAAGTAAATTAGAAAGTTTACCATTATATAATATGTCAATTGTTGGTGAAGGTGCTTTTAATGAATTTGTTGAAAGTTATCCTAAAGACGAGACAGAAGATGTTAGAGGTATTAACTTTGTTTCATTATTAAAACACAAAGAATTTTATAGTTATTATCAAATACCAAAAGAAAGTATTGTTAAGAACTATACAAAGTACTTTAAAGATTATATGTTTAAAGGTAAATCTTTATTTGAATATTGGGCAACAGAAAGTAATCCATTATTCTTATTAACTTGGGCAGTTGCCGAAGGTAAATTTGATACTAAAGAATATTTAAAAAGTAAAGAGAAAAAATAATATGCTACACTTATTTAATAAAGTTTATTTAGCGTTTGACGATTCAATAGATTGTCATACAAACAGATATGTAATATCAGCAGAAACTGGTAATGAAATGCACCAGGAACTACAAACTACATATAGAGGAACTTTAATTAACTACTCTCACAATGTTAATGAAATGGCAGGTAAGTATGATGACTTAACTGGTTTCTTTGAAGATGTAAAATCTAAACAAGGTACTCTAGGTACTAAAGTTATTATTTACTGCGATAGTGAAGCATACTTAAACTTATCAGTAACCTGGTTAAAAACTATGTTACCATTTGCTGACCAAACAGCAGTACAGAAGTTTTTAGATATTCATTTACACCACGAAAAAATTATTGCAAATACACAATTGCAACCAACTCACACACTTGCATTAACAAAAATTAATGCTGGTCTAGGAGATGTTGCAGGATATTTTAATGTATTACCTACACTTGATTTAGATAGAATTAAAGCTCTTAATTTAAATTTCTCAATTGAATTATTATTAGGCGAATACTTTGCTGGTGCTGATACTCACCAAGCAAACTTATTGTCTACTTGGCATTTATTCTTAAAAAGATTTTATAAAGAAGTGTTAACAGATAGTAGAGAAGGTGCTGCTCTAAATCTTTTAAATACTAATCAACAAACTGCATTAGGTTATACTAGTGCTGATGTTGATTTGAATAATGACAATCCATTTTCAGGTATTACACCATTAGCACCATTTGCTGACGAAGATGTATTTACACAAAAACCTACTGCAAATGTCGGCGCTGTAAATATTGCAAACATTGACGGTCTTTCAACAGACAAACAAACTGCATTGAAAACTTTAATTAAAGACCTATATGATTTCCAAAACTCTCCGGATCCTGATTACTTTATGAACCATTTAGATAAGGCTTGTGATTCAAGTTTATCTTCAAACGATTTTGATACAATTATAACTGAAACGGTGAATAGTCCATCTAGTCTATCTTTTATTCCTAGATTTGATATTGGAAATATTAATTATACATTTTTACAATATCTATTCTCATTAAAGAAATCTAACGATACAGACACATTAGGAAAATACAGACTATTCGCTAACTCATAGGAGTTAAAATGCGAGAGTTTTTAATAGACCCCAAAAGAGACCCAGAGCAAGAGTACACTATTCATTTATTTGAATTTTGTAATTTGCGTTGTAATTTCTGTTGGCAGAACCACGACAATAAAATTGGTGTTGATAATGTGGTTGATAAACTTCCCTCTATAGAAAAATTTGTTTCAAAAGAAATGTATATGAAGGTCACCTTTAATATTATGGGTGGTGAAGTCTTTGCACCTGCAATCTATAACAGAAGTTTAAATGAAGGTTACAAACTCCTATCAAAAGGCATACAAAAGATATGTCAAAAGTACGATAAAGAATTTTCAATCAATTGGGTATCTAACTTGGTTACATCACCTGATGGTAATGAACTTATTATGGACTTACTCAAATGGTCCAGAGAAGAAGATATACCTTGTAGACTTACAACAAGTTATGACCCACGAGGTAGATTTAATAAAAAAGACTTTGAAATATTTAAATCTAATGTAGATTATTGGGGCGATGAAGTAACCTGTTTTTCTTGTTTACTTACAAGACCTAATATTAACTTTTATTTAAATGAAGGCGATGAATACTTTGACTATCTGTATGAACAAGGTAAGTATATTTACTTTGATTACTATATGCCAGATGAACACGCAAAGTTTAATATGCCTAGTGATGAACTATTATTAAAGTTTTTTAAACATTGTGTTGACAAATATCCTAATGTTCATCCTGTTAGAGATTGGATATTTAACAAAAAGAATTATGCAAGTTGTAGAGTTTCAAAACTTGTATTAGCAGATGGTACATTATGTCAATGTGGTAACCTTGTACAAGAAGAACAAGATATAAGTCAATACAAGTCGCCCATTAAACCTAGAGACAATAGTATAATAGAAAACTCTTTCCTAGAGAAGTATAATTGTAGTAGTTGCGAATTTTTAGATAGATGTACACTTGGCTGTTTTATGAACCACGATTATAGATATAAGGAGGAGTTGGATGAATGTGTTTACAAACTTACGCACAGATATATTGAAGATGTACGATTACAGCGAAACTATATCGCAAACTAATTTACCTTATAATTTTCCTAAACATATAGAAGTACAACTAGATAACTTTCCAGTTGAGAAACCGTATCTACCTAGAATTGATGGTAGACAAGCACATATGTTTTTGTGGCTAGGCAAGAAAGAAGAAGATGGTGAACTATATGAGATTGCACAAAAGACAATAGGTGAAAGACAATGGGTTCAAAACAAGAGGCCTAACACTTATATTAAGGGTGTAGGAATGTTTCATATCTATGATGAGTACATTATAGTCGGTTCTTTAAAGTACGCAGGATATATGAAGAATAGACCTATGACAGAAAACAGAAAACTAATTAGACATATGTGGTGTGATACAATAAACATATTTAAAGGTAGAGATATATTATGTCCGTCTGGTACTTACTTTGATTGGTTACACTTAACAATGAATCAAATGAGAGCACAAAAAGAACCATATCATAGAGAAATAATGTGGCAGTTTGGATTTGACAAAGTTATTGAAGGTAAACTAAAAGATTATTGGATTAGAAATAAAGAATGTAATACAGGATTTGATTGGATAGGAAAATGGACTTAATAATTAAACCTACTGAACTTTGTAATTTCAAATGTACATTTTGCTCTAGTACACAACTTACAAATGAGAAAAAGAACTGGTTGAAACACGACCAGATATTTCGTTTTTTAGAAAGGTTTCCAGAAACTAAAACTATAATAGTAAATGGTGGTGACCCATTGATGATGGCACCTGATTACTACTGGAAGATTATTGAATGGTTAGATAATAAAGGTTATGATACTTCACTTGCATTAACAACTAACTTGTGGCCTTTCTATAAGAAACCTAAACTATGGGTTGACTTATTTAATAATGATAGAGTAGGTATTACAACTTCTTTTCAATATGGTGGTGGTAGATTAAAAGGAGACTATTCAGAATTTACAGAAGAAGACTTTTGGAAGTGTTCAGATACTATGTTAGAGTATTGTGGTTATAGACCAGATTTTATATCTGTTATCACAAGAGAAAATGAACATAACGCAATTAAGAATGTTGAACTTGCAAAAAGAATGTCAGAAGATAAAATGCCAGAAGGTACTTTACATAACTTTTGGCGAGAAGAAAAGACAGGCGTAGAATGTAAGTTAAATTATGCAATGGCAAGTGGCGAACAAAAAGAGCCTTTTTTGTTATCAGATATATATGAGAAGTATGTAGAAATTTATAGAGCAGGTTTAGCACCTTGGGAGTTTAATACTAGACAGATGATGTTAGCAATTAATGATACTGCTACGAGTTGTCCGTTAAGTAGAAAATGTGATGAAGGTATAAGATGTTTACAACCAGATGGCGACTACTATAGTTGTGGTGCATTTGGTGATGATAAAGACAAAGAGATAGACTTTGAAGAAGAAATGAAAGGTAAGTTTTTTACACCTTTACAAGATGATTTAAATTTATCTACAATGAAGAAAAGTTGTTATAGTTGTCCTATGTTTAATATATGTAATGGTTGTAGAAAGACCGTTAAAGATTACAAAGAAGCAGGAGTTGTAGAAAAACATTGTGAGAAGATGAAAAGAATAGGACACGATATTTTAGTCGCAAATAATAAACCATATATACAAATGACACCTTACGAGAAAGAATATGCAAGTTAAACATAATGTAATGACAAGTTTAGAACTTAATCATATGATTGGTGAATTAGGTAATCTAGGAAAAGAATATCCTATCTATGATAAGAATGTTCACAAGAAATTACCAGATGATTGGAAGTGGGCAGATAGTATTTGCAAATTAAATGTACCTGGATTAAAACATTGTATTGTTAGATATGTTATTTCTGTAAATAGTAAAGATGAAAATAAAAATATAATAGGTTTTCATACTGACAGCGATGTAGAAGGAGAAAAGACTATTATATTATATCTACAAGGTGATTTAAACAAAGGTGGTCAGATACAAGTTGAAGACAAGACTTATGACTTTAGACAAAATGCAATGTTTGTTATGGACTCTCATTTAGTACATAGGGCAATGCCTTATTGGGGAGAAAAGACAAGACTTGCAATTAAATGGAGATGGACAAGTGAGGGGTGAACACGATTTATCAAATCTGATAATAAATGGAGTATGGCCACATAAAGACCTTGCACCATTTAAATTCTTTGAAGGTGTACAAATACCTTTTGTAGAATCAGATAAAGAGTATACGGTTGCTGTTCATACTGAAAAGGTTGCACACGCACTCGCCACAACCCACAAATATTTGGGTGATAAATATATTAGTAAGGTGTCTAGTAAATACAAATTACACGGACGACCACAAATTGTCAATGGTGTAGACTATGAAAGTACACTATGGCACAATGATTTGAAAGAAGGAGCAAACATTGCTATATTAATGTACTTTACAAGTGCCTGTAATAAAGAACAAGGTGGTTCTTTATCAGTAAGAAACAAACAAACAAAAGAATTGTCTTGTTGGTTATATCCAGGTAAGAATGATTTAATATTTTTAAATCATAGTAAAGTATGGGAACATAGAGTTGGCAAATTTAAATTAATTAACAATGAACGAATTGTAGGATGTTTTGATTATAATATATGAAAAATAAAATATTTCCAAACGGCAGAATACACGCCTCACAAGAACAAGATTTAGATTATTCAAATGGGTATCTTGCTCTTTCAGTAAGTCCATTTGACAAAGATTTTGACAATGAAATTGAGAAAGGTGTATTACCTCATTGCCACGAATTTATCAGAAAAGGTTTTCTTCCAATATCAAGTTGCGAAGGACACTTTACAAAAAAACATCATATGCCATTTTATGTAATGTTGGCACTAGGTGGTAAAAACAAATTAGATAGAATATACGATATAATAAACAAGACAAAACATATACCTGGTATATCGTATAAGATAAAAGAACAACAAGCAAATGTTAAAGGTGAACTATTAGAAAGAGTAGATTACACTTTAGAAAAAGAACAAGAGTACGCTGAACTAAACAGATTGTTTATGAGAAATCATTTAGAGTATAATTATCTCTGGATAGGTTTATTTCAAAGTGATAAGAAATTATCAGAAAGAATTTTAAGAAGACTTATGTTTAGTAGATGTAAGAAAATGTTATTAAAGTCCATTGAGGAATTGAACTATGACGAAGCCGAAGATTAATCTATCAATCAATCCATCTTATTTCTGTAATTTTAGATGTCATTGGTGTTATCTTACACCTGACCAATTAGGTGATAAAAAATGTATTGACCACTTTAAGTTAAGTGAACTATTAAATGAAGTACAAACTCATAGAGACATAGAACACATTGATTTGTATGGTGGTGAGATAGGTGTATTAAAAGAAGATAACCTAGAAAAGATTACTAATGCAATTAAGATATATTATAAAGACAAGATTAATATAAACACAAACTTATCTATGGTAAGAAGTGAGTTTATGAATCCTGAATATTTTATAAGTGTTAGTTATGATATGGATACTAGAGAGAAACACGAACAAGTTTTTGAAAATATGAAAACTTTACCTGTTGAATTTTCTGTTTTAATGTTGGCAACTCCAGAAGTTATGAAAAAATCGCCACAAGATATTTTGACAAAGATGAACCATCTATCAATAGAAAATAAAAACTTTAAAGGATTTGAAATTAAACCTTATAGTACAAATCAAGCAAATCAATTAGGTGCGACACACGCTGACTTTGAAGATTTTATATTAAAAATGATATTAGAATATAAAAACACACAAAGTAAAGAAACATTTAAGAACAATCCATTTCCATTTATTAATGAATTGAACATAAAAGATTCTCTTAATAGTAATTATAACGCATATAGTGATGACCACTTGTACATTACACCTAATGGTAAATTTGCTGTACTAGACTTTGATAAAGATGATAATGAGTATTTTTTAGAACTTGATAGTTTTGCTGATTACGAAGTATGGTGTCAAAAAGAGAAAGAACAAAATATTTCTGATATATGTCGTAAGTGTGAATATCTAGGTAGATGTTTAACTGAACACTATAGATATGTTAAAACTTTAAAAGATGGTTGTAATGGGTATAGGTATCTGTTAGATACTTATAGTTTTAAATATGGCAAATAGAGCGTTTCTTATAGGTAATGGTCAAAGTAGAAAAGGTTTTAAATTTTCTACTATAAAAGGAAGAGGTGTTATAATAGGTTGTAATAATCTATACAAAGATTTTGCACCTGATATTTTAGTTGCGATGGACCATCCTGTTATGCACAGCATTTATCAATCAGGTTATTCTTATACTGCAAAATGTTATTTTAGAGATTGGGCACCTATACCACACGCTCATTATGAGACTATGTTATCAGGTTTCTTTCCAGGGTATAGACATATAAGAGCAATTAGAAATTCAGGTTTACTTATAGAAAATCAAAGAGTAGGTTCTGATAGTTTTGTTTTACACGGATATAATGATAAAGAAACAGGAAAGAATATGGTCAATGTTAGTTGGTTGACAGCTGATAAAGTAAAAAGTTTTACAGATTTAGTTGATGACGGTGATACAT